GTCGACCTCATCGGTATCCACGGCATCAACCCGATCACCGGCACCCGTGCCGCTTCGGTGACGTCGTTCCTGAACCAGACCACGAACCGCACCACGGCCGGCACGTCCCCCACGGACGAGCTGATCGCCGCGGTCGGCGCGATCGCCGGCGGCCGCTACCAGGCGACCGGTGCTGCGCTCGACAACGGGTACGCGTTCGGTCTCGCGACCGAGCAGTACGACGACGGCCGTGACCGCAACCCGGGCATGGGCTTCGGCGCTTCGGTGCAGAACTGGAAGGGCCTGCAGGTTGCGACCTCGTCGACCGTTTCGGGTCAGCCCGAGGCGGCCGACACCGACCTGCGCGCCCTCGTCGGCGACTACACGCAGGTCCGTTGGGGCTTCCAGCGTCGTTTCCCCGTCGAGGTCATCGAGTTCGGTGACCCGGATGGCGGCGGCGACCTCAAGGGCAACAACCAGATCGCGTACCGCGTTGAGGGCGTCATCTACGTGGCCATCTTCGACCTGGACGCGTTCGCCGCGATCGACGCGCCCGGCGCCTGATGGGCCGGTACGTGACGCCTGCGGGCGTCGTGATCGAGCTCGGTGATGCTGCGGCCCGCGCGGTCGGGTTCAAGGCGGCGGACGCCAAGGGGGCCGCCCCGGCGAAGTCCGACGAGAAGCCGACGCGTAAGGCGCGGCAGAAGAAGTCCGAAGAGTGACACATGGGGGTGGCCCGAATGGCTGAACCGTTCGCCGATGAGGCTTACTACGTTGAGAACTTCGGGCCGCCCCCGGCTCGGGTCGCTGGCCGCATCGACAAGGAGCTCGCGCGGGCGTCGCGGTACGTCCGGAGCGAGTGTCCTGGCCTGGACGCCCGGATCGCGGCCTATGTGCTCGATCCGGGCGCGCCGGGGACTGTTGACCCTGACGTCGCGGCCGATGTCGTGTGCGAGATGGTCAAGTCTGCTGCCGCTTCACCGGGCGGCGAGGGGATCGCTTCGCTGCAGCAGGGTGCGGGTCCGTACCAGGCGACGCAGACGTTCTCGAACCCGGTCGGTGACCTGTACCTGTCGAAGAAGCAGAAGCGTCTTCTCGGGTGTGGGGGTCAGACCGCTTTCACGGTGTCCATGTCGCCGCCGTTGCCGCCCGCCTGGTCGGGGATCCTGTGATCGTCGGCGAGACGGTGGTCGTTGAGCGGCGTCTCGAGGTCGGGCGTGATCCTGGCAACAGTCCCATCTACGACTTGGTGTCTGAGGTTGTCGAGGACGTGCTGGTGGCTCCGGGGCCGCGGAACGACGTCACCGACTCGACGCGCCCCGACGGGGTTGAGGTGCGGTTCACGCTCCACTTCCCGAAGGGGTACCCGGAGACGTTACGCGGTGCGCGCGTGTCGGTCCGCGGGGGAGCCCCGCTCGACGTGATCGGGGATCCGACGCACTACACGGAAGCGAACACACCTGGGGAGTGGTCGATGCCGTGTGAGGTGGGGAAGGTGGTCGGCTGATGGCTCGCATCCGAGTGAAGATGAACCCTCGCGGGGCTGTGGCGCTGATGAACTCTCCGGAGACACAGGCGCTGCTGCTCGAGCATGCGCAGCGGACGGCGCAGCGCGCTGGGCCGGGTTTCGAAGCTGACGTGCAACCAGGCCGGAACCGTGCCCACGCGATGGTGAAGTCCACCGACTACGCATCGATGCGAGCTCAGGCGAAAGACAACGCTCTCCTGAAAGCGATCGGCTCGTGAACGTGGAAGGGCTGATCGTCGCGGCGACGAACGCCGCCCTCCCGGACGAGATGTTCATGGAGGTACCCGCGGACCGTCCGACCAGGTTCTACACGGTGGAGCGTGTCGGCGGGCCGCGGCGTGACGTGCGGGACCTGCCACTGGTCGCCGTCCACGCATGGGCGGGGTCCCGGTGGGAAGCATCGGAGATGGCCACTGGCTTCGCGTCGTTCCTGTCGTCCCTGGCCGTCACCCACCCGAACGTTGCACGAGTCGACATCGAATCCGTCTACAACAACCCCGACCCGGACTCGGAACACCCGAGGTACCAGGTCAACGCGCAGATCATCACCACCTGAATTAACTCCGAGGGTCGGCCCAGATAGGGCCGGCCCTTTCCTATTGGAAGGACACCATCGTGGCCAACGCTTCAAACGTGTCTGTCGGCAAGCCCCGCGCTGCTGGCGGCATCTTCTCTGCCCCTCTCTCCGTCGAGACCCCCGACGACGCGACCACCGCACTCCCGGCTGGTTTCGTCGACCTCGGGTACGTGTCGGACTCCGGCCTGGTCAACTCCGTCAGCTCCGACACGTCCGACATCAACGCTTGGGGTGGTGACCGTGTCCTCACGGTTCGCACCTCGCGCAGCGAGTCGTTCTCGTGGACGTTCATCGAGACGAACGCGGACGTCCTCAAGGAGGTCTACGGGGCGGACAACGTCACCGAAGAGGGCGGTTCTATCACCGTCGTCCACAACGGGCGCGCCGCCGGCAACCGCCAGTACGTGTTCGAGATCGCGCTGACGGGCAACCGTGTGAAGCGGATCGTCGTCCCGAATGGGCAGGTCACCGAGGTCGGCGACGTCACCTATGTCGACGGCGACCCGATCGGCTACGAGGTGACCCTGTCCGCGCTGCCGGACTCCGACGGCAACACCGCCTACGAGTACATCGCACTCGTCACCGCGTGAGACCACCGGGCCGGGGGAGCATTTGCCGTGCCTCGCCCCCGGCCCGGTTCTACCTATCCATGAGGCAGCGGCAACGAAAGAGGTACGGCAATGGCCATCGTCCTGAATGACTACAAGCCCAGCGGCGACGTTGAGGAGATCGTGTTCCCTGGTTCCAAGGAGCGCTTCGAGATCCCGACCGCTGAGGATGTTCTGACCGTCGAGATCCTTGAGCAGCTTTCGCAGGGTGACTACTCGGCGATCGTGAGCCTGTTCCCCGCGAAGGCCCAGAAGCTGTTCAAGGGGCTGCACCTGTCGCAGGTGAAGCAGTTCGTTGAGGCTTGGACGGGCTCAGCAAAAAACTAGCGTCCCTCGCGTGGCTCCTCCGGGAGCACCGCGAGGCGGTCGAGTTTGAACTCATCCGGCACGGCGAACGTCTCCGCCGGATGGGCAAGGGCGGCTTGTCGTGGCGGGACGTGTGGGTGATCTGCACCCACGCGCCCCCCAAGTCACCCCTGGCGGTCGCGTTGAACCCGAAGATGGCGTGGGACGCGGCCGACTACCTGCTCGCCGAGATCGCTGACGCTCAGCGTTGGCTCGTGTGGGCGAAGACGAAGGACGGCCAGAGGAACCGGAACGCGCCGAAGCCGATTCCACGGCCCGGTGCGGTGGAGTCGTCCGGGCGGATGACGGATGTCCGGTCGATGGACGTGGACGACCTGAAGGCGTTCCTGTCCCGGCCGCGTGTGGACGTCGGTTAGCGGACTGCGGCCGTCGCGATGCCCTGGTTCGCGGCCATCACGAACTCATCGGCGTACTGACGTGGAACCTCCGTGAACTGGATCGCCGACGAGGCGACCGTCACGGAGAGTTCCGCGAACAGTCCCCGCTGCGCCGCATGCACTGACGTGATCTGCGCGAGCGGGAACGCCGACGTGTTCTTCGACATGAAGCCGAGCGTCGGTGCCGCGTAGTGGAACAGCAGGCGCTGGTCGGTGAGGACGATCAGGCCGCGCAGCGACCCGGACTTCCCGAACAGGAAGCCCTCCACAACCTCACCTGGGAGCAACACCGACTCGAGAGTCTTGAGCTCTGTGCGGTACCCGAACCGGAGCTTGATCCGGTCTTTTGCCTGCTGAATGTCGGCGCGCAAATCCATGTCCGAAGGATAGCGGGCCAGCAGGCCTGACACGAGGGGGGTGGTCATCATCGCGATCGAGTTGGCGGCAGTTTACGTCCCCATCACCCCGAGTCTCCGAGGTGCCGCGGGCACGATTCAGAAGGAACTAGGTGGGGTCGATGTGGCCCGGGTTGGGAACAACCTGGGCCAGAGCCTCGGGTCCCGGATTTCGTCGGCGGTGGGCACGGTCGTGAAGACGGGTGCGCTCGCTGTGGGCGCGACGCTCGCGGCCGGTATGGGTACTGCCCTGGTCAAGGGTTTCGGGCGTCTGAACGCGATCGACACGGCCCGCGCGAAGCTCACCGGCCTCGGGAACGATGCCGCGACCGTGCAGAAGGTCATGGAGAACGCTCTCGCTTCGGTGCGGGGCACGGCGTTCGGTCTGGGTGACGCGGCCACGGTCGCTGCTCAGCTTGTGGCGGCG